ATCTTTAGCGTTCTGAGATAATCTTCGTAATCGTCGTGCTTCGCGGGGAACGTCTCCACTAGGCAGCACAACTCCGCATCCTCTAACTGCTGTTCAACGCAAGGGTTAAAGCCAGCCACATTGATATCGTCAAAGCGCGGACCATCTTTAAAGCGACCGCGTGTGCGAGCATTGTCTAGCCAGATATATCCTGGTTCTCCGTTCTTCTGTGACTGCTCTGCGTGCCACGTATAGTCCATACCCACCACAGCGTTGAAGGAGTTATTGGAACCCCAGCGGTGGTGGTAAAGCTTCTCCTGATCGTTCTTCATCTCAAGATACTGGCGATCATCGTAAGCGCCCATTGCTAGTGCTGCCGATCGGCGCACGTTGCCAGCTACCACGCAGCGACCAATCAAGTTTTCCGTATCTACAATATCTACGGATGTAATAGGTTCGCCAACTTTAGCTGTGTATAGCTCTGTCAGATTGTCGTGCAGTTCTTTAAGTGGTCCGTGTCCGCTTGATGTGCCACCGAAGCCTCGGATGGGCGCGCCTTCTGGGCGAATTGCTGAGTAGTCAAACTTAGGGACGCGAGAACCAAAAAAGAATCCATCAAGGAGAGTGTGAACTGAATCTACCCAGCCTTCGCGAGAGTCATCAATGACCAGCGTATCGTTGGTGAACTGCGGCTCTTTGATGGTGACCGAATTATCTCCCTCCGTATCAAAACCAACGCCGATACCAACCATCAGCGCATCCATCATCCATGCGAAAAGATAGCCGCCCTTGGTGGCAAGGTCACGTGTTGAGCGAAAAGCGCAATTGAATAGCCCTGCGGCGGTGCGCTCCTCTACGAACTTGGTTCCCATCATCCACAGCCCTCTACCGGGGGGTGTCCACTTGAGGGTAAATAAGCGATCATACGCCTCCTTAGCGGTGCGCTGAGCCTTGTTGTCGTTCCATTCCAAGCCAAGCATGAACACATGCTGCTTCTGCATGTTGAACATTCCTTCAATGACGCGTCGGCACGTCTGCCACCACTCTTCAGAGCCTGAAGCTTCTGGGTCAAACTCATTCAATCGTCTAGCATATGTACGTTTAAAGGTCACATACCCCAATGGACCCCATGGTACTTCTTGCTGCTTATAAGGCTCAATAAAGGTATCTGATAGTCTAAATCTGCGGATATTTTCCAGTGTTCTCATTTGCGTTTTCCTTTTCGTAATTTGGTATATTTTGCTGATAGTAGCTGCTGTTGAGCCTTGGGGTCTAATGCGACTGGCGCGGTGACCACTTGGTTTTGTGGTTGCCCTTGCGGTGCTGTGGGCTTCGGCAAGATCTTAATGTTGACGTTTGACGTATCCATAAATATAGGATAGATCATTCCATCAGGTCCATTTCTATTCTTGGCAATAAAGATTTTGCCTTGGTTGTTTTGTTTGTCCTCGATTGTGCGAGAGACAGAGAAGATGAAATCAGCCACGAAGCACTTATTGAATGCCTCGGAGATCTGCTCCATCGTAATAACTTCTGCGCTCAATCCTGAGCGATTTGTTTGTGATGCTGTCCAGATAGGACATTGGAACTCCGTTGAAAGGGCCCGCAGCTCTTCGTAAATAGACTCCAGTTCGTTTCGCTTCTCTTTTCTCACCAGAACAGGCTTAAGAAGGTCCGCATAGTCCACGATAATCATTCCCGGCTTTATGCCTCGCTTTATGAGACGAGACAGGTGCGCACGGATTGTGTTAGTAGATGCCGACTTCGTAGGATACTCCTTGATAATCAGATTGCCTTCAAAGTCTTTGATCTCTTCATATATCTCATCTTTGAAATTCTTGATGTCCGAGAGCGGATATCCTGTGATACAGCTATCGTAACGATTGGCGATCACTGTGTCCTGTAGCTCTAGAGTATACTGAACTACAGTCTTACCCTCTCGCAGCGCGGCGGCACCAAGGTGAACCAGCACCATACTCTTGCCTGCACCAGTCGGAGCAATCACAACTCCCAACTCGCTCTTGCCAAGCCCACCGCCAACAATCGCATCGATGTCTTTCCATCCAGTCGACACAGGGCTCCTGTGCTTTGGCTTGAAGCGCTCCTCAAAGTCTGCCATATAATCATAGCCGAAGTTATTCTCCGATCCAAGTTTAAGCGAGTCATTGATGACCTTAGAGATCTCATCGAACGAACAGGTCTGGAGCAAGCCTACCGACTTCATCATCGCTTCTTTAAGGTTTTGCTTGCGACAGAAGTCTAGTGATGTCTCCTTGATATAGTCATTGTCTTGAAGCTCTCGGGTATGAATCCGCGCGAAGTATTCGCGGACTTGCTTCTGTGTTACCTCATCTTCACTCTCAAGCTCTGCGCGCACGATCGTCAGCATAGCATCTAAAGACGGATGAGTATTGTACTTTGTTCTATAGGTAACAATCTTTCGTAGAAAAACCTGAAGATACTCAAGCTCTATAAAGTTTATATCCAGCACCTCTGTGATCTGATCCGCGAACGGTCTATCCTCAAAGATTAGCTGAACGAGCCCTTCTTGGAAGGTCTTTCCATACCTTCCGAAGTTTGCTTTTTCTGCGATCATTAATGCCCTCTGTATGTCTTGTAATTATAGCCGATCCTGCCCGAATGTCAAGGTAAGATCAAATTTTATTCACTTGCGCCGTCAACGCATTCGTAGTTGATCTTGTTTAACTGTGACTTAAGATCTTCCCAATTTAACTCACCAAATCCGTCTTCACGCATCATGCGAATTAGCTCTGTCCTGTTGAAATCACACTCGAAATTCTCCACCGCTTCTTGTGTAAACTGCTTTGCCTGAACAGACATTTGGGGCGCGTAAAGTTGCATCATTTTATAGTTATGCTCCACCAATTTTTTATTTTCAATTACGTTGTTATAAAACTGCACACGCGATCCTTTTGTGCTCTTGACGCAGTAGTCTAGAACTTCTGGGATGGTGCAATCTCTATCCTCGCTTAAAAACGGCAGGCGCTTTTGGATCGTCTTCAGTCCCGCGCCCTTGATGCCGGGCAAGTTGTCGGATGCATCACCTGCCATTGCGCGCGCCAGTGCCATATTGCGGGGGTGTACCCCGATAGTCTCTACAATGCGATTGGCGTTCAGCATCTCATTTACAGTAGGCCGCCACAAGACTGTCTCATCGTCGCACAACTGCATGAAATCCCTATCGTTTGATACGATAATCTTCTGCCAGCCTTTGTAGTGCTCCATCTGGGTTACGTAGGAGATAATATCATCCGCCTCAATCTGTGCGATCAGCACTTGGATGATTGGCATCTCATTCATATACTCGATGATACGCTTCTGCTGCCACATCTTGTTGGCTAGCTCCTCGTCTTCCGTCAGGTTGCGGATGGCGCGGTTAAGGCGAATGGGCTTTCTGCCTGCCTTGTAGTTCTTGTCCATGGTCTTGCGCTTGCGGGAGCCATCAGGGCCATCCCACGCAATGATAATGTTGTCTGGCTTTGTCTCTCGGACAAGCTTCTGCAGGATCTTGATGAATCCTTTAAGTCCGCCGATGGGTTGCCCGTTGGTGGATAGTGACGGGTCAACAATGTATGCCCGCAGGTATGCGTTCAACGCATCGATAATCAATACTCGTTTCAAAATAATAACCCCCTCAAGTCATAATACATTATAACTTATTGAGGGGGTTAGGTCAAGTGTTTTTTTCAGAATCTGATGACAATAACCCACTTACTGCGCAGATGATTCCACTTCCACATCAAGTGTGGCTTATGGTGCACCATTACCCAGTGGCCACGATAAAAATATACGGAATGGGCAGTGCGAGCCTTCGGTGGGCGATGGGGCTTAGCCACATTATAATGGTGGTGCTTGTGCGTGACATGAACGTGATGTCTCTTAGGGGCATGATGCTTGTGCGGCACTGCCCTTTTCTTTGCCTCAGCTACGTTAAGCTGTGTTGCCAATAGCAGGGTGGTAATTAATGAAGTCATGACTTCTCCTTGTGTGGAACGGTGAGATCCTCTGGCTCTGCGTAGTAAGCATCTGCGCTTCCTTCACGTTTATCGAACTTTTGGATTATCTCTTCGTCCATTAGACGCAGAACCCTACTCTTAAATTCATCATCAGTTGAAATTAATTGTGTCCACTTGGATGGTTGAAACTTTTTCTCGTAGTCGTCCAACTTTAACGTATACCACGCACCAGCCGAAGTCAGATGCTCAGATGACTTAATCGCATCAAACCAGCTTTCTTCATCTCGGATACCAATCTCGTTACCCCAAAGGATACGGAAGGCACAGGATCTGCCCTGAGTACCAAAGCGAGACTTCTCAAGTTTGATCTTAACCTCCGATCCAATACGGAACCCCTTCTCGTCTACGACGAACGAAGACTTAGCCTTGCGTCCTGTGAGCCAGATGCGCAAAGAATAAGCATAGTGCATAGCCTTGCCGCCTGGAGTAATATAGGGTGTAGTCATCGCAACAATGCGAGCTGTCGGGCCCTGTGGGATGTTTGTCTTCAGCTGGTTAAGCACGATGAAAGTCGCCTGCTTGTCTGCGATAGGGATCGTCAGCTTTGACATTCCCTTCGCGAGGATACGAGCCTTCATTGCCATCGAGGATTGTGGATTAAAATCGCCCTCAACATCAGACACAGCCGGCGTAAATGCTAGCGAATCCCAAATTAAAACAAGCTTTTCATCAGTGGCTCCGAGCAATTCCTCGATCGTCTCCAAGACAAACTCCACTGACGCCGCTTGAACATACATTAAACGGCTCAAATCGCAGCCTGCCTGCTCTAGAAAAGTTGGGTCGATTGCTGATTCAGAATCAAAATATACAACCAATTTTCCTTGTTTCTGGGCGTTTGCTGCGATTTGTGCAGCCATGTAAGATTTGCCTGTGGACTCTAATCCTGCAATCTCAGTTACCTTCCCGACAGGAATGCCGGCGCGTCGACCCTTACAAATAATAGAGTCAAGCCAGCGCGAGCCAGTTGGAATCCAATCTTTAACGGAGGTTGGATTGTCTCCGGTCAAATCGTGTGCGACATTTCTGCCGGCTTTCTTATTTACCAGGGTCATTAAGTCTTGTAGACCAACACGCCCCGCCTTTGTTTTTGCTTTCTTTGCCATTTACCCTCCTTTAGGCTTCAGAATCAAATCTCACAACGGCAGCTGTAATGCCGCCACGAGATTTTCCCCTTACATCTATTCTAACACAATCAGCTATCTTTTGCACGTACTTTTCGTCAATATACCCACAATAATCTGGAGTTAAAATATACTCAGCTATTCCAATTGTGTTGGCGAATTGTAAACGACCTGTAAGCATCTCTTCAACAACAGCTAGCTTAAACTGAGGAATTTCATCGAACACTTGTGTCATGTATGCGTTTATTACTGGGCGCACATCTCTAAACCACATATCATAATTTAATGCGACAGCGAAATCTTTAGGCTTTCTTCGAAAAGCTTTTAAAAGATTGTTAGCGCTCACCATCTTGGTGGGAAGCTCCCCAATCATGTCAATCAAGCTTTCGATAGCCTCGCATTCAAGATCTGTAAGATCTTCCTTAGTGCTCTCGTAACATAACTGCAGCGCTTTTGCTGTATTTGCACCTTGCGCAGAAGAAAGCTGAATAGCTCCATCAAGCTTGGTTGAAGTGCCATAAGTGCCCACCTTATCAAGCCACATATCAGCCTTAATTTCTGGCGGTAATCCCATTCCTTTTAAGGATACAGATTTACGATGAATTGCTTTCTTTTTGCCGAAAAAACTTGTCAAAACTTTAACGGCGCTAAGCACCTTGAGTTCAAACTTAAGATTTGGCTTATTGTTACATTCTACAATCTGCTCTTCAAATTTTACACCATTGTTAGTCATAATTGCTCCTTACTTAGATGCCAATGCTTCTGGCTCTGCTGAAAAATATGATTTGTCCACGGTCGTCACTTCCGAAACAGTCTGGGGTGTATCAATAACTACGCAATATAAACCGTGATACGCAAACGCCTTAGTCCATGATTCTCGATGATTTCGGTTTGGCTTATCCATGTGTCTAATGTTGTATCTTCGAAATCCATTCTTGGATGATTGTCTAGCTGAAAGATTAAGCAATTCAGCAGCCACATCGGCTGAGTTGTTTGTTGAGCACTTAGAGCTATATATGTGACTGTCTGGGATGCCCATCTTATGCAGGCGGGCCCTTACACCATCTTCAAAATAGTCCTTAATTACTTTTCGAACCGGTACTGTTTTTTCATGGCGCTTTGTGTGTGTGCTATCCATTGGCAGGGCGCGCTTTTTGCCAAAATCGTTTACAGCGCATGCCTCATAATATTCAATAGCATCATCAATAGTTTCTAAATCACAAAATATAGGATATGCTGCTTCTTTAAATGAATAACCACAGTACCTACCTCCTGACTGAATAATATCAGCCGAATTGCGTCCAGAGCGTGTATCATTTTCATAAGCAAAACAAATGTGTTGCTGATTGATAGTTTTTCCCTGCTTATAAGACTGCACAATTATTAAAACTTTAAAGCCTTCTGGCTTTTTATGTAATGTGAGTTCAAATTCTTTGATATTCTTAGCGCTTGAGTTATATTCCTGATAATCTACATCAGCTGCAGCGCAACAATCAATAACTTCTTTGCGATCCGCTTTAACAGTGGCTCTTATAATCCCATATCCAGAGGTTCCCTTATAAGACTGTAAAAGATCTGTAAGCCCTTTCTTGAATATTAAGGCGTTTTCTTTTTTAATTCTATCTTTTTCTGTCTTTGGGATGCCTTTTGGAATTCTTCTGCTAAAGTGGGGGAAGAGCCTACCATCATCACGCATTTTTCTTAAGCTAACATAACCTTCCCCAGGAGGAAGATAAACTTCGGCAATAGCCACCTCATTTTTTTTTGAAACTTCATCATGTATGTATGCATCAACAGAAAAAGGAGTGGCCGATACTGATATTGTTTTTACATTGGATTGTTCGCTATATCCCGGCAAACATCTGATAATTGTATTAAAAAATTCTGGTAATTTTTGGAGTTTCTGTTTCTTGTTGGTAGTCCCGTTTCCAATATGACTCTCGTCCCAGATTATATAAAGAGGCTCGTTGCATTCAACAATAGCTCTTAAGTGGGTATTAAGCAGTTCACGATCTCTTGAAGCATATGCATCGGGTGCGTGCCATACCTTACCGCCAACTAAGCAATGGAACACCTGCGGACACTGCATAAATCTAGTAAAAGTCTGCTCTTTTAAAACTTTATCGGATGGACCTATCACCAAAAAATTTGGTTTTTTAGATCTATTATTTTGATAAGCGTGATACATCTGCAAGCACGCGTAAATAAGCATACCAGTTTTTCCGGCTTGCGGTTGCGCTGAAATTTGTATGTGTACTGTCTTTATGCCAGAGCGAGACAGTATTTCAAAGACTTGATTGCCAGTTTTTATTTGATTCTCATAGAATAAAGGTTTTGTTAGCATTTTATTTTCCTATAATAATAATTTCGGACGATTCGCCCATTTTCTCGCTATTAACATTTTTCATGCCATATGCCCATTTTGCATCAATAATTTTATGTTCACAATACATGTCGCGAATCTCTGGGCAGTCGTTGTACGAGAGAACCCAGTCTCCTCTTTGACTTAATAAATTATACAATGATTCATGATCAAAGTCAACATGTAATTTTCCATTTATTCCATAAAGTGCATTATTGCTACCCTCCAACATATATGGAGGGTCTAAGTATAAGAACGCTCTCGGATGCCACGGAATCGACGTTTTGAAATCCGCGTAATCTACTCTAAAATTACGCGCTTTAAAATCTCTAAGTCTTTTTACTGAAGATTCAGTAAATCTAGCGTATGAGGCTCTTGCCGACCATCCTCCTGAAAACGTAGCGCCGGAAAAGCTACTACGATTAATGGCGTAGTATTTAGCCGCTTTTTCGTAGGAAAACATCAAAGAGCCCTTTAGTTGTTCTCTAAAAGATTCAAAGTCTGACTTGCTGCAGCCTATAACCTTCTTATGCCCAATGATCACTCTCTTCTCTTTTATCGGCACTTCGTATTCTGTTCGCAATGACTCAACACAATCGGCCAAACGATCGTTGTCGCCACAAAGAGCTTGCCAAAACCACACTAATGGAGCCATCTTATCATAGCCTACGACATCAGTTCCACGAGCGGCAACAGCTAGCTCTAGAGAGCCTCCACCAAAAAATGGAGAACATAGACGTGGAATATCCTCTGGAATGTGTGGAAGTATGTGCTTTACCCCGCGGGTCTTTCCGCCGGGATATCTAAGCGGTGTTTTCATGTTGCCCTCAAAAAATGCGGCAGACTTTTCACCGGTCTGCCAGCGGCTTTTTGTTTTACTCAACGGCGACAGCGGTGTCTTCGCCAGTGTCTTCATCAGCGTCTCCGCAACCACTCATAAGAGCGCATGCGGCGATTAGTACAACGTACTTCATAATCCCTCCTTTTGGAAAATGTGGCAGAGTATTTTAACCCCGCTCTGCCATCGGTACTAGACTTGCCTATTTACTACTAGCCTGTCATCAATTCATCAAACGCACGGTCTACATCACTCTTACCATTGGTGGCGCCGTACTTGGCTGTCTCAGAAGAGCGACTTTCTGCGGAAGTATTTCCCGAAAGCTGCTCATCGAGGATTGCGTCGACCTGGGCTGGACTAAGACGATCAAATAGATTTTCAAAGTCAGGCATGCGATCGAGGAGGGCGGGGATCGCTTCGCTGTCTGCCAGGAGGGTGGACGTGTTTCGACGCATCTTTAGGTTTGTCTGTGGATACGCTCCAGGCTTAGTGGGCTTGGTGTAAGTAAGGGTAATGTCCGTCCCTTCCTTGATATCGGTGATATCACCATACTCGGGATCCAAGATGTATCCCAAGAGTAGCTCGTAAGCCTGCTTTCCGTAGCCATAGACCTTGATTCCCTCGTCTTCGCGGCCACGGATAACAACGGGCGAGAAATAGCGAGTGCGTACAAAGAGTGACTTTGCAAGCTTCTTGCTCTCCTCATCGTTGTTGTCAACTCCTTCGCGCCAAAGCGAAGAAGCAAATTCACATACGGGGCAGTGCTCGCCAAAGTTGCGCTTTGGACAGAGGATACCTCCGCGGTGCTCGCCCACGTTATAGTGGAAGAACATTTCCTTTAGTGGATCGCCATCATTTGTCGGCACGATCCGAATATCTGTATCGCCCTCATCTGGCTTAAACCAGGGTGAGTTTGCGTCCTTGTTTCCTTCGCCGCGAAGGGATGCGAGCTTTCGTCGCATCAGTTCCATATCAATTCCCATTTTATTTCTCCTATTTGTTGGGTAAAGTAAATCAAGCTTTCCTTGATTCCTATTGTATAACACTCAACGTAGCTTGTCAAGTGTATTCTTGTATTGCGTTAGTGTGGGCAACGCAGAGCCCAAAATCTTTGTGTTCTGTTTCATAGATTGCATAGGAGATACGACGAAATGCGTTTTTAGGCTTTTCCTTCAGCATATCAACTATTTTCTTATGCAATCCTCCTTCGTTTTCTAATTTTTCCTTATTGATACATAAATAGTAACATATATCTCGTTCCATGTCAAGCTCGTAAAGCCATTTTTCTTGAAGATCTTTTACATCTATACCACCAAACGTTCTAATGCGATTGATGTCCAATGGCTTGGAGACAACCCCTATCTCAGGTTCTGCGTGAGTAAAGTAATTAATATAATGAACGGTGGTAAAAAAATATTCATTTAATTTTTCGTAATAGCTTTTAATGGGAACATCTCCAAGATGATTTTCTGCCATAACATTCGATAATATTGTAAACGAATTAAGCAGTCCAGATCTTGCGTATTGCTGCAATACACTGAAAACAACCTTATCTATTAGTTTGGGGACACCTGTCAATAGTTCTGAATCTGGCAGTATGTAGAATAAGTCAACCTTTTTGTCTTTAATCTGCTCAAGAATCCCTAAAGAATAATTTGAACTAAAAGAAGAACCAACAATAAAAAATTGAACCTGCTCGTCTATGTTGGCAAAAAATTTTTGCACGTTTGGGATATTCTCTTCGTACTCTTCTGGCTTCTCATAACTTTTTAATTTAAATTTGTATTTTGAATTTCTTTCAACACTATCATTTAAAACATAAACATTATAGTTCTTTGTTTGTTTAAATTTTTCAGCAATTTTTGATGCGGCGTTGCCTAGGCCAACAATCGAAATCATAATTTAATCTCGTTCAGGTTATAATAATCTTTTCCAGCTCGTAAGTTTGCCACATATCCATCTTCAAAAATATCACGGACCCCAATCACAATATCGCGATCCTCATCAGCATAATCAATCACAATCTCATCGTGAACCACGTGAGAGATAAACGACTTCTTGCCCTCAAGCATCTTGTCGATTAAGACAGCTTTCTCCAACACGCGGTCTGCTGTGGTGCTCTGAATTAGATAGTTCAATGCCTTTCGTTGTTCCACTTTGATTTTTCGTCCGTATGGTGTATGAATATAGCCGTCTTTATAATACTTGTCAAGAACTTTTTCGCGATCATAATATTCGGAATCAATATCGTTCGATTCGGGATTATACAACCACGCAAAAAAGTACAACTTGGCTTCTTCTCGCGTCATCTCTAAATCATTGATAATATTCTGAATATTCCATTCATGAATATCGTATTCTGGCTGCTCCTGACTGCACAGATCCAATAGTGTTCGGATCTCGGCGCCATTATAATCAAGACTCATCATCAAGTCATTGTGAGGCTTGATTATGCGGCGCAAGTCTTTCTTTAGTGTAAGGATCGGAAATGATTCTGGGTGCGTTGTTAGGCGACCTGTGACTGTTCCAAACATATTGTAATCAATGCGCGTATAGTTCTTCATAAGCTCCTGGATCTTTTGACGATTCATCGAAGAATAAAATAGATGCTTACAATCTTCACTATTAAGATTAAGTTTCTGATAGCGAATCTTATGAAGCAGTTTATATACAGCATCTAAATGCTCGTAGTTGTCTGGCTTGTCGTATGTCTCAAATACGTGCTCGGTAATTTTATTTTTGATCTCGCAGAACTGTACAAGGAAGTCGTGAGGAATCAAATCAAACACACAATGATCCGCCATATTAACCTTGGCAATCTTGAAGGACTTTAAATAAGCCTTCATTTTTCTTATCGTAGCCTGAAGTTCATTGCACAAATCTTCTGGGCAGCAATCGGTGATATTGCGCCCTCCAGCCCTTATCCAGGCATACTCCACCGATGGGTCAGTAATAGATGCGCTATAGCGCCACGTCTTTGTTAGGTTCTCTGGAAAATCTTCAAACGACAGTTTGCCGTCTGTGTAAATTCCAATACATTCTGACTTATCGTCAAGTGCTTGAAATATCAATATTTACTCCTCAGTGGTGTCGGCTGACGAGCCTTTATAACCCAACGGAGGGTGCCAGGGTGTTCGAACGGCTGGTTCTCCCCACCAATCTGTTTCTGGTTCACCAATTGTCTCTCCATCTTTTGTAGCGGTCAGCATTTCTTCACTATCCCGCTGTTTTTGCTCTATTGTGTTCGGCGAAATACGTCCTCTTTCAAGATCATCAGCTCGACGGGCTTGTATTGCTGTATTAATATAACTTACAGAGCCAACATAGTCAACCGTTTTGTTCAAAATAAACTCAAAATAAAATAAACAAGTATTAAGCCTACTATTATCGGCATTATATATTCTTATCACATCGTTAACGATTTGTTGCTGTTTCTCATCCGTAAATTCAGACTCTTCCTCCATAAATCTAATCTTAAAATAAATTCTTAAAAAATATTCTTCCGAAATCTCCTTTTTAAGGCTATCAAGATCATATGTAAGTCTGCTCATTAAAGTGCGCAATTGCTTTCCGGATGTTTGACAGAATTCAGTCTTAGAAGTGAGACGAGGAGTTGATAAGTTATATAGTTTTAGCAAATATTGTTTAAATACTAAATAATAGTTTTCGTGCGCTCGTGTATAATACATGTTAAATAAAGTTTGTTTCTCATAAATTCCATAGCGCGGCCCAACAAACTGATCCAAGTAGTCTTGGTTTCCTATATCTGCTACTATTCTCCAAGGAATGTCTTTATCTATCATAAATCCATAAGCACTACACGCATTTACATAAAAATCCCAGTTTTCGCTGTTCACGAATTTTTCCATTTTTTCGTCGTCGTTAGCATAGGACAAATCGGCAATTTCGATTGCCAAGCCGCTACAGGTAATTGGGCACAGGCGACTTTTAATAAATCCCGGCTTTGTAAAAGGCTGCAAGCGAGCAGACTTTTTGATCGTTGGCAGTAGTTTGTTTATAAACTCTTCAAAGTATTTTGCAGGATTTGAGTCTTTTAAAAGAGTAGAGGCAATTAAGCTAGAATACATTTTAAAATATTCGGCATATGCTATGTTCGGGTCTTTATATGCTTTATATGCTCTTAAATTAGATAAATAAGGATCATCCGCAGATATTTTTCCAGTGGTAACGGCTTTTTCAAATTCCAAAGAAAGTTCTCTGAAAGCATCGATCACGAAATTTACTGCCGCAATTCGAGGCTCCCCAGGAGCTGTATTGGGAAGATGTCTTACATTGCGTTGTTGCAATATGATCGGAAGATAATACATATCTACACGTCCAAAAAGAATTCTCTCGCCAAAAGTAAAATCTATTAAACTTGGATGCTGAGTCTTTTTTATGTTTCTTAACTCCCCATCGTACACTACGCGCTGTAAATAAACATCCGCGGAACTATCAGCTCCGTTAAATTTTCTATAATAATCAGCCATTTGTTTTTGTCCTATAAGATTTCAGTTGGTGTTGATAAAGACACCCCTGATCGAGTAGTCCCCCCCAGCCCTCCGGAGTCTTCTTTTCTTTGCGCGCGCCATGTTGCGCATGCTGTTGATTCTGTGGCACCTGCCCCTATTTCCTCTACAGAGTTTACTGTAGCACATTTTGAATGCTTCTCGTCCTTGGCGTCATGGCCTATCTTGTTAACCCATTTTGCAACAATTTTGGTTGATGGTGCGGAATCAGCTGAGATGGTGTGTTCCGAGGTAATAATCATATAGTATCCGCCTATTCCATATTCGGTTAGATTGTTGTTGGAGCATGGAGTTAAATTACTAGCCGGATCAAAACCGCGAGGATCAACAAATAAATACGTTCCTGGAAATGCCTTAACATTCAGATAAGTGTCGATATTAACATCATATTGCACCAACAATTGCTTAAGCCCGTCATAGCCAGATTGTTCAAATCTTACCTCCTGAAGTCCCGGAGTTTGTGTTTTCTGAAGATCTATGTTCCTAATGATGCCTTTATCTCTTCCAAGAATATAGTGAAAGATTCCTCTTTTTTCATCAAACGTTTTGTTGCCCTTCATGTATTCGGCTGGCTGGGTTCTTCCAACGGAATAAACCATATAATTAACCTCTTTGTCAACTCCAGGATTGCCTTTATCAGGACGTTTGCGCCTTCCGCCCACTTGTATTAGCGGCTGATATTTTTTTACACTAACGTCCGCTAAAGAAAGTCTGCCATCATATTTGTCCTTATCCGGTGCGAGTTTGGTCCCGAAGTCCGTCGCTTTTGTGCAGCTCTTGCACCAGTCGCCCTTAACGTCAATAATGTGATTAGTTACTTCGTCGCGACCATGGCCATTTGTTCCTTTGCCAGAGCCCTCTCTATATCCTGATACCGCAGCTTGTTGTAGCGACACTCTTTGGTTAACTTTTATGTCCCAGCAAGTATCATCATTGAGAAATGTGCGGACCAATCCATTCAGCATGTCATTCAGAAACCTTGACAAGAGATATACCCCCTCTTCCTTGCTTGATAATTTTTCTGTTAAAAATTCCACAAAATATTTTACAGAAATAGGAACATCGCCCAAGTTAACAAACTTTGTTTTTCCAGTCCGACTAAGCTGCTCAATCTCTAGGGGTCCCAATACCACTCTGTAGTTCTGAAAATTTGTTTTGAACTCGGCGAGATTTCTCTGCGCGATTCGGCGATCGCACTCGCTCATTTTAAATCCATATCTACCGTCTTCACTTGTCCATTTATGAGCCGGATTGTCCAGTTCATTATGAACATGACTAAAGCCACTCTCTATTCCTTCTAAAATATTATCTATTAAATCGCTAAGGTAAAAGTATGAGACAAATTCTTCATTAGGATTAGTGACCGTTAAGGCAAAAGCCACAGAACCTTGATCTTCTTCGCCATATTTCTTAAGAGCGGCTTTAATATTTCTCTCCAAATCTTTCGGAAAAGTGTCGTTTGATGGAATGAGACTAATGGGCGGTTTCGCGCTGAACGGGTCTTTAAAAGGTCCTCCAAGCATATATGACTCCATCCCTTCCGAGTTGACTCTAATATTAAAAATTTGTTTTTTCTCAATCAATCTTTTAATCAAGTGGGAAACACTTAATCTTTTTTCTTCAAGTATTATTGATCCATAGCTATCTTTAATATTGGTCATCTGCTCACTATCACACAAGGCGTCCCAATATTTGTAAGTTAATTTCCTCATGCTTTGAGCTGTTAAAACATCCGGATTTGTAAAAATACTAAATTGCTGCTGATCATAAAAATCTTCCACATATGCCAGATAATTGATGTTCATTACAACGCGACCTAACTCATCAATCTCGAAATTATGGACGGTGGGGGTTAAATTTATGGTCACAAAAGAATCGTATAAAGATTCTAAAACTTTTGGACTACTGAAGTGCTTCGTGGAGCCGGCGAGTGCCGCCCAGCCTATCACAGCTTTTAGTCTAAAATTTAATTTTGATCTTGTTGTGTTTTCATCATGAACACTAACAGCGCAAGTCACACCTTTGGTGGTGGCGCCTGTATATTTCCACTTATCTTTCGCGTCCCCACCGGTTTTTAATGCCAAATCAACATATCTATAGCCTCCTGGTTGAGGTGTTAATAGTTCTGTAAAATTAGCCGCGAAAATCTTTAAATTAGCCTTAATGCTTTTTTTGACGGCAAACGGATTGCTACCATCGTATTTAATATTAAAGCTTTTTATTCCAACTCCAAACATTCGAGGTCCGCGCGCTTCGGACATTCCCGCAACATCATTCGGATTAGCAAACTGATCAAATGAAAACTCTTGTTCGCTCAGGGAGCCCAGGCCGGCAACAGAGGAGTCCATCGTAACTTTAAACAGCCTAACCATGGGCTGCAACGAAGAAAGATCTTGCGTTTGAGCTTCGAAAAGATGTTTTTGGCTAGGTGATTGGGTTAGTCTATTGATAAAAGCATATGGTTCGCCATCTATTAAAAGACTAGCATTGGAAGGCTTGTAATTTCTTAGATATGGCAAATCGATCTCGCCCGCCGTGGAATCGGGCTTTGCTTCATATGGAAGCTTTTTAGGGCGCCACATGGCTTTTGTTGTAAAACCAGTTCCGCACTCTTTACACTTTCGCTCCAACGTGCGCTTTTTCCAATTAGATATTTGATGCATACCACTAAGCAAAAAACATTGTTCTCTATACAATTCTTTTTTCTTATAGTCGGACGTTAACTCAATGGCGGTGGCGTCTTTAATAGAATCTCTCATGTCCTTCAGTCTCTCGGCTTCTGCTAAATCGGCTTGGGTTCCGGAATCTTCGAGATCCTTAATTTTATCGTCTATCTTGGCTACAGTTTCTTTTTTGCTGCAGTAGAGCTGTTTCGCTTTGTCGTGTGCCTCTTGCAGCAGCTGCATGTGGTGATCATATGCTTTTCTTGCAGCGTTAAAATTTGGACGAAGCTTGCCCATATCAGTGCGAGTAATGGGTCCGCCGTTTTTGGTCAGGTTCGACGAGATGGCTGTGATCTTCTTCTCCTTGTCGATGGTGCCCGTTTTGTATGTGAAATCTTGAGTGTATACGTCCTGTCCTTTTGATTCTTTTCCGGCGCCGGTGGCTAGACCGCCAACGGGAAAATTCCAATGGTAATGCGTTGTGACTTCTTTTTTAGTGCTATTGGGGTACTGTACCCACTCCTCTTGCTTCGTATATGCATATGAGTCATCTCGGTTGTCCATATAGCACTCGTTAATACTCCAGAACTTCAACCTGTCTCTAATGGACCAGCTGGTACCGGATGTCTTGGCACTTCCGTACTCCTTCCCGCCGGAGCCTTGCACGACTTCATAGGTATTTGGTTTGCGGGTCCCGCAGTTGATATACACTATTCTAAAAAGACTGTATTGCCCGGCGCCGGCGCGCTGGGCGCTGGCGTCACCGGGGAGATTATTTTTCAAAGCCTTCCACTGTCCAAGATGATCGCATATCCAATCATCTTTATTCCCTATTGCAAAGTTGTAAGCCGTTTCAACTGCAAGATCTTGTTTCGTCTTTCCACCGCTTGCAGGGGACATGTCTCCAAGGGTGTTGTACACAGCCTTGGAGGTCAATCCATAGGAATCTGGATAGCAATTGTTTGTCCACTTTGTAGAAGACATGGAGAACCAAGAATATTGGAATTCTCCCCAGATTCCTGATATTGGTGCTGTCCAGCCGTCTCTTGACCATGCCGAATAGTCAAAATTATCGCCCTCGGGCGCCCAGATGTATGACGCAGCAACACCGTTTTTGGTTGCAAAAAACGGTTTGTTTACGAGGGGTTCGACCGAGGCTTCGTACCATCGCCATCGCCAACCTTTGTAATTCTCTGCATCGCACCCGAAGGCGCCGGGATTGAGCCTGACAGCTTTGGACTGCGGCTTGTAGCATCCCCAAATATGTTGGCTATAGTTGGTCCCGTGGTGAGCCACAGTGGTAGCGAGGAGAGTAGACATTGCCTTCTGGACCGCTTCCGCTCTCGTCTTTAAGTTGTTGCCGTTTTTAACCATCCAATTCTTCCACTCATCGGCATCTTTGTTCATTGCATTGGCGGCTTCGGCTATAGTCTTATACTTATTTAACGGTCCGCATTCGATATCACATCCCATAGCTTTATGCTCCTAAAATTTCCAAAGCTTCTGAAATATCGAGTGGAATTCTTATAACATCTCCTGGAAAGATGTCTGCTTCGGTGGGATATCCATTCCACCATGCTATAACCCACCAATATCTAACATCGCTGTAATACTGCTGTGCCAGCTGGTAAAATCTGTCTCCATAGCTCCATATAAGTGTCGTTGTTCTAGCCCTAGCTCTATCTGACACCGAAGGATGCCTCATAACAGGTGTTCCATAGTGGAGGGCGTTTTTTATCCCTCTCTTTTTTTTAAGGAACCGGTAGTGTTCCGTGTCGTTGAAAAATAATTTAGTATCTATGTATCTAGGCATTTTGAATTCCTTTTATAATTTTAATCAACCCAATCGATCCAGGCGATGTTTCGGACCAGCCACTCTTGCGAAGAACCGTGCGCGCTGTCCAGCTTTTCTTCAAAATTGGCGGTGCGCTCTTCCATCCGCTGCCCAAATGTGGTCTCTTTGCGGTTTTCTTTCCTGTCGGCGCGTCTTGTTCCCATTCGACCAAGAAGTGTTTGTGCCTTCGCGGCCGCTTCGTCCTCGGCTTGTTGATCAGAAAGGGCTTTAACGCGGCCCTTTTCCGCGGCTTCTTGGGTGGCAGCGAGGCGTCGATGCGCCTTGCTGTTATAAGTTACCGTTTCTGAAAAATCTCGATCAGGGGCTGCATATTTTAGGTCGCCAGGATGGGATATCCCGTAAGGACCCGACATATTTTGCTGCCAGTAATTATCCCAGCCGCGCGGTGTCTCGTGGATTACGTCAAACGATAATGAAACTTCTATAACTTTAGGCAAAATAGTGCCTTTCGAAAATTCTATAACGCCGGCGTCTGGTTTTTCTAAATTATGATTAATAGTTAAACTGGTGATAATTCCTAGGGCGCCACTGCCGGCATTATTGGTGGTGCCTGATTCTTTAAGTTCTTCAAATGTACGTCCGGACGATGCGGCGCGCTCTCTACCGGAGAGCTTTTCGAATTCCTCCTTGTTCTCTTTTTGGTACTTTAAAAAGCCAGAATATAGTGCTTTTTGGCTCATTAAAAGGTTCACAACTTTAAGACGAATTAGCGGCGATTGCGCAATCGTTTGCGCTGCTCCGACTTGTGTATAATTTGGATACAGCATGTCGCTTAAAAGCCCAACTTTATATAAGTTCTCATATGCTTCGCTTTCTGAAGCTGCCGGTATATTAAAGTTTAACGTAATCGATCTGCCTGTGGATTTGAAGGAGTGGATGGGATCCACTCTACCAAACACATGCTCAGAGGCCCAATCAGACTTATAGGTCTCATTAAAAGAGGTTACAAACGCTTTGAAGTATACTTGCATTTTAGACGGCACATGTTGAATCGACAATACATATCTAGTTTTATTAGCATATGCATCACTTGCATCTGCATATTGTGGTCGGAATCCAGTTATTCTATTGTGTGCGGTTTGCGACTTTATCTCGGTGCCGTTAACTTCGTCAAAAGTTTTAACGTCTTCAAGATAGCCGATCGATTCAATCTTTCTAAATTTGTTTGCGTCGAAGTCCGTCGCGAGTACTCCCGCCACCGAGCCGGGTATTTCATCGCTATATCCCATTGTTTGTTTTCTCCTTCATTTATGTCTCTCCATAAAGCATTTGTCTTCCCTTATTGCCTTGGACCTCAATTACCGCCTCTCCAAACTTTTCTTTGTCTAATTTTAGTTCTATGGGAATTGTAATTTTTCTAGCTTTTTCTGGGCGCGCGTCTCTCGGTCCACCGCCTCCGGGTCCACCACCACCACCTCCAGGGCTAGCTCTAAAGCCGACTGCTTCTGCCGCTTTAAGTGCTTTGGTTGAAGTGTTTAACAGTGCCTTCATAGCTACAAGTTTTACAAGGTTTATCGAATTAATACTTGTAGCAATATTTTTAAAGGAAGTCTCGATTGGTCCTAGTCCGTATTTATCTATCTCTTTAACTTGTCCAAGAATTTCGCCAAGAGCAATTGCTGCTGGACCCATGTTAACTGCCGAAGTTTCTAATTTCTCAAAAACTCTTCCCAAGTTCCAGACACCCATTAACGCCAATGGGTTACCCATTAAGGTAAGCGCCGCGGCTAAAGATATAACTCCTAGCGCAAAAACCTGAAGTGCGCCGGCGAATGTAACAAATGCGGCGGCGCTTCCTGGGTTTACAGCTTTGACTAACTCTGCCATACCTAACGCGGCGATACCAACGCCGGCGCCCATCAAGAATAAGGCGGCGCCGAGAGCAAGAATAATCGGATAAGTTACTGCTGCTGCAGGTGCCATTGTCAGCATCATATACGTAAAGCCTAACATGGCGGCGCCGATTAACACAAGAGCAACACTTACTCCAATCATCTGATCGACACTTAAAAGAGCAAACGATTCAGCTAATTTTGAAACTCCCCAAGCAGCCAAGCCCAAGCCAGCGCCCATCATTAATACTGCAGCTCCAACTGCTAAAATTACCGGCACTGATTTTGACATTGCTGCTAAGTTTCTCATTCCAGCGTTACCCATTAAATTGGCGGAAAGTGCTGCGCTTCTTTCAACTGCAGCTTTGGCTGATATGACACCTGTGAGAAGTATAGTCAAAGTCTTGTACGCAACCCAGCCAGCAAGAAAGGCTGGCCAATTTGCTAGCATGTAGCCAATATAGCCCATTACTGTTTTTATTGGATCTATGAAGCCCTTAACCGAAGTCTCAAGCTCTTTAAATGCGTTATCGTTGCTGAGAACTGCATCTGCCCATTCGTGAAATTTATCTAAAACCGGCAGCAAGAGAGGCGTTAATTTAGCTATAATAGTTTGAAACTTTTCTTGTAATGTCGCCATTTGCTGCTGTTTCTTTGCCATCTCTTCATAGTCTGCGGATGTTTTTCCTATTTCTCCACCAAGGGTACTCATATCGCCCGACATCATCATAGCTAATTCACTGACGTCACTTAGACCTAAAGAATCGGCATAGAACTTGCGCTGGTAGTACGACATGTCGTCAAAAGATAATCCAGCATTTAAGAGAGAGTCTCGGAGCATTTCAAAACGCTCTACTGGATCGGTTGCTGTCATCAGATCCATTGCATTTACAAAGTTTCCACCCAAAGCAGCGTTAAGTTTACCAGCTTGAGTTGCGGCGCCTTCAAATGTATCAAACTTATCGGTCATTTGCAACAATTTGCCCATTTCCAAACCAGTGATTTTAGAAACTCTTGCCAGATCTTTGAAAGCCTTTTCTCCATCTTTGCCTAGCTTAGCTAAACTGCCGCCAAACTTGGCATAGTCAGAAGCCAACTGCTTAGGAGGTACCCCTAAATCAATCGCTGTCGCTGTCAGTTCTCTCATTGTTTCAGCTGCTTCTCTGGGACCCTGACCCATTACCTTTGTAGCAAGTTCCATTCCTTTAGCGGCATCCTGAACAGCAACTCCATATTTGCTCAGCATTGTTACAGTGTCACCTATCTCGGCGCGCTGTTCAGCGCTGAGCATAGTGAAAGTGCTCATGCCCGAATATAGCCCTTCCCAGGCGGCAGAGGTTTCCTTTATGCTTGCAGTAAATTCTCTAGTTCGTGTATAAGAACGAGCTACTTCGTTTCCAAATTCACGGTTAGCGCCCGTTGCTCTTTGAAACGCAGTGCGCATTCCATCAATCTCAAACATAAGACCGATTATATTATTGATAAATCCAGTAATAATTCCACCAGCCAAAGCACCAAGAAACGGCATCACGCCCTTTGCGCCGGCTTCTTTAAAAGTCTTGCCAATGGCTGCTATTTTTTTAACGTTAAAAAGAGGGTGTGTTTTATAAACAGACATGCTGCCAGAAATGCTGTCGTTCATTCCTTCAATTTTCTTAATTGCCGCATCGCGCGCGGCGTTTGATCTTTTTAGAGCATTTGCTTCTTGCTCAGCAATTCGGACTTTCTCTCTGAGAGCTGCGAGTTCTTCTTCAGTGGCATCAGCTTCTGACTGTCTTAAAGTCAGCTTCATTTGTGCGACACGAACCTCTTGATCTGCAATTTGTTGTCGCGAGCGATCGCTCTTTTCCATGCTTTGAAGGCGCGCAAGATATTCTTCGGCATTCGACACGTCTTCGGCTGTAATCACTCTGGCGCCAGCAGGCGCAAAACCACCACCGCCGCCGCCTGCTCCACCAGGAGCGGCCGCAAAACCATCGACAATTCCCTGCGCTACCGCAGCTTGTATTTCTTCTAATGAAAATTCAGCCATTGATCGTAAACACCTATACTAGTACTAAAAATAAATAGTTTCATAAAAAAAAGCAAGACAGAATCATCTTGCTTTATTGCTGGTGCTATATGGCGCATTTGGAGGGAGCGATGGCTGATTTTGAGCGGTTAAAGTTTGAGATTTTGAGGAACCGGAACCTTTGCTTGCATTCTCTATGGCTTCCCTTTCTTCATCTAGTTGTTTAACGAGCCTTAGAACAAACCACTTTCTTAGCCCAATTGGCAAGCTATATGCTTCACTAAAGCTCCATCCGCCAGCATATTTTAAATAGAAGAATTGTTCATATACATCTTCCATATATTCATCGGTCAGGCCAAAAAAAGTCCGCCGTAAGCGGCACCTCCATTTGCTCTTCGTGATCACAACTTTCACAAGCAAAATGCTGTGTTAAGTCAATATCTGGAGCCACCTGCTTATATGCTAATCTAACGTGTCTAGCGTCCATAGAAGGAATGTTCTCAATAGTGTAGTTAATCGCCTCTGGAGTACTATTTCCATTAACGGAAACCAGTGTGCTTCTTAAATGTCTTGTCACTGCGCGTTCGTGCTGGTTTCTGTTTTTTCGATCTGCTTCAACGCCTGCAAGAAAAGACTTTTCTGATTTTCCAGTTAGTAGGCGAAAAGTTATGTTTAACTTAGTCTTGGGTAACTGAGTGGTAAAAGTGCCGTCTTGATTATTAGTAACCTCAAGCCCCTCTTCAAACTCTCCATGATATACATGCGCATGATTTAAGTCGAATTTATATTTCTGCACAGCATTGCAGCTTGGACAAGCAACTGATGTATCATATTCGTTACCATATCCAGAAACTCTAGCTGCAATAATGATCGCATTTCTATCACCAACCAGCAAGTTATCTGTCGTAATTCTTTTATCAACAATTACATTTGATAATACTCTATCTAGCGCTACTCCTTTCTTAAGCAAGGTTCTGGAAGTTAGAATATCCTCTTCCTTAGCGGTCATTTGTCTGACTTCAATGCTATCTTCTCCGCGAAGCGGATGATCTTCGGGATAAAATTTACCCTGCGAGGGCAACTCTACAAATTCAGTAGGCACCACAAATGAAAAACCGCCCCCATCGTCGTGATGCTTTTGAGGGGGTGCGTCCGTGTTAGGATGTTGTGACCCTACACGATTCTTATTTCTTGACAATATACACCTCTTGTTATGTTATATTATAGTATAAATTTAGCTTTCTGTTAAGAGCTTTCTGTTAAGCCGAAAAATTCTGTTCCGCCTGCGCCGGCAACGGCGACGGAAGGATTAGCGGTCTCTACGCGAGCCCAATCGTACCTAAGCCCAATCGTCATCTCGGTAATATCATCGCTTCCATATTCCAGATCGCCATACTTAACTTCTGTAATAAAGGCATTCCAAAGAGTCCATGTTTCAAGTTTGGCTCCGTTAGAGTCCAGCTGTGAAATTGTTACTGTGCCCAGAGCACTGGTGGCTTTTGCTTTTGAGATTGTCGAAAGCTGATTTGGGTTTGCAGGAGGAGCATAGCCAGACTGAACAATAATATCAGAAAGAGTAGCAGACATGTCTGGCGAGACAGGATCAACCAAAGTTATAGAGACCTCTTCCCATGTTACGGCGCCAGGATAATGAAATTTGTGATTTAAATATGAATGCTCAGTGCTTTCAACTTTAAACGAAGGCTTCCCGGCTGTTTTTGCGTACCAAAGCTGGGCGCCGCCCTGTGCAGCTTGAATGCCTTGAAATTCTACTATAAATCTAAATTTCCTTTTAGGATCTTTAAGTGTTGTGTCTTCACCAAAATTTGTTGACCAGAATGCCATAATTTATAACTCCTCTTATATATTTAATTAGTGTTGTGGGACAAAAAAGCTTGTCCCTTGCTTTTTTTAATCATCGAAAGAAGCACCCGAAGAAGCAATCACAAAGTCAATAGCAATGAACTCAATCGCCCTTGCTGGCTTAACCATGATCTTTGCATACAGAATGTTCTGATCAATCAAATCTGGGGTTGTAGTGGAATCATCGAGAATTAACTTGTATTCAGTGATACCAAATCTTGTTTGAACATTCGCAAGGAATGGCTCAACTAATCCCTTAAAGCGAGTCCAAGTTGCATCGACATTCTGCTCAAAGAGAACCTGAGTAGAAAGAATGGAAATCTGCTTCTTCATGAAGATAACCAACCTTCTAACATTAATTCTATCTAGAGCGCTCTGGCGATCTTGAAGTGTCTTTTGTCCGAATACCACAATCCCTGTTGAAGGAAAAGAGGCGATTGGATTAATGTTATACTCATAAAGAGTATCTCTCTGCTTGGAAGTTAATCTTTCTGTAATTCCAGTAACTGGGATTCCTGCGGCTCCTTCAGTTAGTCCACCACGATTGAAGCCAGCCGGTGCAAACCAAACTTCAGAAGCAGCCTGCGAACTTGCCATAACGCCAAGCATCGCAACACTAGGCGGTACCCAGATAAGCTGTCCGGAAGGATTATCGCGGGTTTGGACCCATGGATAGAAAGTGCACCCATAGCTTGAATCAATTCTTCTATCTCGGAGAGCCGTTGAGGCGTTTTGCGGAGTTGTGCCGATTCTATCTGCTTTAGTGCTCTTATAAGCTTCATGACTTGGAATATATACATCAGCAAGGTCAATAACAGCTAGTGCATCTGCACGATCCTCGCAAACATCAACCATGTGACCGGTTAAAGCATCGAGAGTAAGCCCTGGAGCAGCTAAAACATTCATGTCCAGCAGTTCAGGATCTGCAACGGTGTCAATTGCACGAAGCCATGTCGCATATGCATAGTTTGTCGTCTCGGTTGCGCCGGCCATTCCAGCGTTGTAATAGGGGTCTGGTGCCTTAATATTTTCTCCATCGTGTCCACCAAAGAATGGGGCGACAAAGCTATCCATTCCAGCATTTAGCAGGGTTGTGTAGCTTCCGCCAGCACTAACAGAAGCCTCACGTGCACGGGAACCAGAAGCGTAATAATATCCGTTGGTAACATCGGCATTTAGCTGAATATCATCCATTGTGAACACATAAGACCAAGGATCAATGCCGGCGCCCCAAGAAACTGAAGTTGGATCGTCAGAAATATCGGCAGTCAATCTTCTATGGAAGTCTTCAATTCCTAAGCGACCTCCCCTTGTGCTAGTTTCTGTTCTTCTGCTAGCCATACCAAACGATGCCTTTGTAGCATCAGAAAGCCCGCCATCAGAAGCCGAAACTCTAAGCGGAGCGTATGGAAATGATAAAGAAGCTGTCAAGTTCCAGGCTGCAGCTGTCGCAGACCATGGTCCATGACCGCCCATATCCTTAGCGCCAAAGAGAATGGAGCCAGAAGAGCCGATTGCTGAGGAGTCTGGGTACAAAAAGGATCCACCGCTAACATAAGCCTGATTAAAGGCAACCCGACCGGAGCCGGCGGAAGACTCGCTATCGGAGTCTGTAACGTAGATAGCTGTTGTAGAATTGAAGGTATCTGATATGTGCTCCGTTGTAAGACTAGCCAGACCAGAAAGGCGTGGAGGACCAAAATATCCGAATGGAAGTGTCTTTGCGGGAGTACCTCCAGCAGCAACCTTTTCGTTCATCTCAATACGAACATACTTCGACATATTATCATATTCGCCGTAGCTCTTAACGCGCCTGTTCGTGTTGTCCCATTTTGTATATTTATCACCAATTTTACGCTCAATATAATTTGGAGAAGTTGGATCTAAACTTAAATTGTCAAATCTCTCTAGAACTTGTGGGTTTGAATCAGTGTCGGTAAGCTTTCTAATAACCACCGAGAAAGTTCCATAGTCATCCACCAAGGAGGTCGACTGACGGATTCTTTCAACACCCACCTTGCAGTTCTTGTGCAGCCATTCTCCATGCCCGCGACCAATAAGACGGAAAAGCTTCTGCTTGTTGAAGGGGACGTTATCAGCTGCAGAGCCAAAATCTTGTCCAATAAACCAGCCTGCAACTGCATCCTGAAATCCTGCCACAGTGCCCACTTGCTGCATTTTAGCAGGACCAACAGTGAAAGACGAACTACCAAGAGGCAAGACAAAACCCAGCTTGGCTTGTGTGTCAAGACTGTTCCATCTTAAGTGTTGTTCAAATGTTTCGCCAAGCCAGTAGCTCTTATAAGAAGCAGATGGATAAAAATCGCCTCTTGTAGAAGCTAACTGAGGATTTGTATTAAACTTGTTTCTGATGAACGTATCAGCGCCATCGTCAAATCCAAACCTAATGTTTTCAGTGGTCTCAGCCCCATCTGTTTGTGTAATAAGCGAAACAGTAAACAGGTTGTCTGAGTCTGTTCCAATCACAGCGCCGTAAGAAGCCGTAGCACTACGACCAGTATCGCCGCGCGTCTCGGTGGCGGTGTCGTGGGTATTGCCGGGTCCACCATAAAGCGCGCCACTCAACTTAACGTGAGAGCCAGAGTCTACATACCAAACAGCAGCTAAGCTGGCTGTTCCCAAAAGGGATGTCGCTGCTGAACTCGATGCAATAACGAATAGACCATAAGCGCCGCCATTTGCATGGGTTGCCTCTGCGGGAGTATTAGTTGTGACCCACCCAGAATAGCCCGAAGTTGCGTCGGGACTTTCAGTACCTAGTAATCGGATATATGTAAGAGGAGCGACATTTGCATTTAGGAAAGCTTTTGCAGCATATGTTCCGTACATGGGGGACTGATAGTTACCATAACGGTATACGTCTCCTCCTCCGTTACCGGGGACTGTGCCACCAAATACTTCTACAAACTCTTCATAAGACTGTACTTTAATCGGCGTTAAAGCCATTCCTTGGGGTGCACGACCTACTACTACAGGACCGATAGCGTCTGCAGACTTGGGCAGAAATGAATTATCAATCTCGTTGATAAACACTCCAGGAGATACAAATTTAAAACTCTGTGATGACATATTGTTTTCCTCTTATTAAAATTCACGCAAATGATGCTGCAATCATACATTAAATAGTATTTTCAGTCTCAAAAAGCTGTTCAGGAACTATAAAAAACCCATCTTTCACTTCAGGATGTCATTAAATATATTTGGGACACCGGGAGGAGCTATAGATTCCTGCGGAAAAGTTACCTCCACAACATTCTCATCTAAACGAACTATTGGTCGATCGTCGCTTTCTCCCTCTCCAATTAGGTACCCTAATATCTTAATGGTTATCTCACTTGTAAATAGTCTTGTCTCTTCGCCCATGGAACTAACATTGTTGCTGTGTGTAAAACCCTGTTCAATAAAGCCCTCATATATATGGCCGTTTCTACGCATGGTAAACGCATTAATCTGCCCAGTGCGTGTTATAAATGGCTGCATTAATTCGTTAATTTGCTGCTGATACTCTGTTCTTATGGTGATTTTATATTCGAGATCAACATACACCGGAATTGGAATTGATAAAAATTGAATTACTACTTTCTTATTAATTCTTGGATAGTGCCTTTGTAACTTCTGTCCAACATTATTTCTAGTGCCAGTCGCAACAGCAAAATTTTTAGTTTTATCTTGCACTATCCTTTTTGCAATTGTAAAACGTCCGGAGCGTCCGTTTTTGTCTTTAGAAAATAGATTGGCTTGAAATGTGCCTTTTCTGGCAGGATCCTTGGTGATGCCTGTTCGCTCAACACTAATAAGGGGCAGAATTAAGGAGCCGGCGCCGTCTCTTAAATCCTTGTCGTGCTTAAGTTGATATGCCCTTTCTGGTGCTTGCCACAAAACGGGCGCTTTTTTAAAACCCGAACTGGTTGTGGTAGTTAAGTTTAAGTCTTCTTTTATCCACGACATCAGCGCATAATCAATACTCTCAATTGATGAGCCCAGCATTCCAATTTCTTGTAAAGTAAAATTTGTACTTCCAGAAGGAAGCATAGCAAAATCAAAATTATCAGGTAGCATCGAATAGTCCCTTTCTTGCCCTCTTGCAAGTTGCTGAGATCTCAAGTTCCTTCTTGGCTTGTCCAAAGAGAAGCTTTGGCTCGCTTAACTTGATTATCTCATAATAATGGTCCCCATACAAAATAAAATCGCCTTCTCTCACAAATAGATCCTGATCTTCTGTCAATCTACGTCTGTGAAAATGAACTTGAATCTCCCAAGTTCTGTCAACGCCGAAGCCATCCATATATGCTGTTTCATCGAGCATCCACTCTATTAGCGCGTAAACTCTAACTGGAGGTAAGTATGTTTTTTCAATTGCTTCCCCGTATAGTTCGTGAAATTGCGTTGTTTTCAAATCAATAGAATAATAGAGAATTTGCTGTCCGATGACTTTTTCAATAAGCTCATCATTAACTTGTTTTACTAAATCTCGTTCTTTTTTGCCAAGAAATAGTGGAGGAGGAGGCAGTTCTGGTTGTTTCCATTCGTTTCCCATATCTTATTTACCCCACAAATATCGGCAATGGAGTAATCTTTATCACATTTGCAGATGCATCGGCGATCTCCTGATCCTGTTTAGCAAGAGCAACGTATTCGGTCTCTTTCAAGATTTCCATAAGCTTGTCCCTCAATTGTGTTTGCTCCTCTTTTGCTTGAGAAAGCAACTCAGAGTGGTTTAAAGTTACACTTTCTCCTGGGATCGGAATTGTTGTAAACTTACCGCGAATTTGCCCAAGCATCTCTTTACAAAGCGCTAGTGCATATTTTCGGATCCATTGTTTGCCTATTGCGTTAATTCGATCATATGGAATGTTGTCGAACGGCAATGTATTTAAATTATTGATTCCTTTTACTCCAGACCTATAGTCATCATTCTCTTCCCAGGGATCAGTATCAATATAGAACCTAAACCAAACACGATCTAAGCCACCATAATCCCAGTAACTTGGATCGGGATAAAGCCTTAGCCTATTGTTAATTATTTCAAATGAATAATGCGATGTGCGAGTAAATAACGAATCTTCATACATAATTGCTTGCATTTTATTCTGCCAAGCTGGCACTACTTCAAATGTTGAATCGTCCGCATACTGTCCATAAGTTGAGTAGTTTCCAACCGTTCCTATGCCGCCATAATACCCATAGAAGCGCCATATCGAGGCAGGAGACTTATAAAAAACTTGCGTCACAAAAATACGGCTATCTGAGACTTTTCCAGCGTAATCAACCGCATTTCCGGCAGTATCCACGCCGCTATCACTGGCTGTCTCGACAATACTTTGCAAATCATAATCCTGTTTAGCCGTGCTGGGGGCAAACGAGGCCGAATACTGCCTTAGAGTGCCGCCAAATCCGCCAACTTCGGCTGCAGCATCGCCAACACGACGAGAATAGCCTAATGTGTGCCTAGGATAGCGTAATTGTACGTAAGAGCCACTTAATCCGTCGCCGCCTACAAATTGACCATTATGGTCAAAGGCGCCAGTTGTCTCGCCTAAGACATTTGACAAAACATTCTTGCCTTGGTGCAAATTAAAGATATATGAGTATTCCAGCACAGCCTCTTCATAGGCAGCATAAACATTGGAAACCGTTAACTCAATATCAACGACATCTCCGCCAAGTTTTCTATAAACATAAGATACTTGATCAGATGCGCCGCTAATGAAGTCATATGAGCCGGTATACATACCGAAAACAACACCATCTTTAACGTCATCTCCGCTACCATCTGCAAGGTTTCCGGTTGCTGGTAGTATAATGGCGCTAGTTGTCGATTTTGGGGTCAAATCAGTGGGCATAAATCATCCTCCTACGGTAATTAGTTTTGATTGCTATTGATCTCATGATAAAACTAAAAATCTCAAAAATTTACCGGCGAAAAAATCTGGGAAACTATCATTTTTGATTATTAATTTCAAAATAAAAAACCCCGCCCTTTTAAAGGCGAGGTCTTATTATTAAAAAGAGCTTTTAGCTTTTGGCGCCCTTAGCTGCTCCCTTAGCTTTGGGTGCTGCCTTCTTGGCTGCTCCTTTTGCCTTGGGTGCTGCCTTTTTAGGGGCTTGTCTTACTTTGGCCCATGGAAATAATCTCATTTTTTCACCTTATCCTTTTTTAGTTTGTTTTTTGTTTTATCTTTCCATACAACATCTGATATAGTCAACGCTTACTGTGTTAGCAGCACCCTCTCGGGCTGCAACGCTGATGTAAGGAAAGACAATTGTTCCGTCAGGAAAGCCAGTAGTTCCTCTACCAACAGTAGCCTTTAAAGAGCCGTTGACATAAGCTTTTATATCAGGTCCGCTGAAGTAAAAACTAAGAGTCATGTATGTGTCATCTACTACTGTGTGGCTGAGCGATGTGGCGGTCTCGTTATCGTCCTCAGCTGTTAAAAGCGTGAGAACTTCGGAAGCGGCGCCATCGGCAACGTAAAATCCGCATGCATCTTCAATATCAGCACCGTCTGCATCAGTTTCTTCGGAGCCGGCGGCTGAACCAAGACCGATAAAGAAACCAGTACCAGAAATATCACTAGTTTTAATTCTACATTCCCACCAAATATTTCTTGCCGTTGAAGAACTTGTATCGAACTTAAAGCAATGGTTGATTGCTGTCATAAATGTTGCCTCGTTATCACCCGTGCCATGAAGAATTTCAAGAATACCGCCGGGGAGCGCGGCATCAATAGTGATTGTATCGCTCGTTCCGGTCGACACATTGGTACGCCAAACAATGTTATCGATGGCAGTTGCTTGCGCCAAAGACTCACCAGCACCTACTCCTGTTGAGCCGTTTGCAACCAGGAAGTCGTCCATAAATCCCCAGTACTTTGCGGGCTGTAGCTCCCATGCAGGCATATCAAAGCCTGTCTTTCCTGATCTATCGCCGGTAGTATCGGCTGAGAGTGCGTTCATTCTTTTAAGAACGGTCTCAAGGCGCTTAGCACCTAATCTTCTATTTCCCATAATTTAATTTCTCCTTTTATTATGTTATTGCAATAACTTGATTTTACTCAATGATTCTATTCCAGCCACTTCGAAATAGGGTCTTTCTGTGGGCAGTGGCCTCGCCCAAAGGAGAATAATCTCAAGTCACTAATAAATAGCACCAACAAATAGAAAACTCCCACCTAAGTTGCCCTAGGTGGGAGTTTGAGTATCTAACTTAGTTAGACTTGTCTATTATAGACCAGCCTCACCAATGAGTCCGCGAACGATAACGAGACCGTACATATCAGGACGAACCATCTTCTTGGCATAACGAGTCATGACTCCCTTACGGGGCACGAAGTCCTCTGGTCCAAAGATGGTAGGTGTGGTCTGCAGTGGGACGTAAGGTGCGTACACATATCCGCTTTCAAGGAAAGAGGATCCGCGACGACCAACGAGAACCACGTTGCGCAGGAAGTAGGGGTCAACAATAACGTCATACTTCTTGCTCAAGGAACCAGCCTTGACAGCACCAACAGAGCCCTTGGCATCATCCATTGCGACACTTGCACGGAAACCGGAAGTGAACTCAAGGATGTTAGCAACCTCTGGGGAAACCACCAAGAAGTTAGCTCCACCACGAAGAGTCTTTCTGTGGATCTGGGCAGAAACATCGTTAATTGTCTCAACGAGAGTCTCATACCACTCGCTAACCGTACCAGTGAAGTCGGGAGCAGCAGAGCTAGCACCGATTTCTGCACCAGTAACGCGGTTCACGAACAGACCTGGAGAACGAGACCAGTAGTAAGTAGCTGCTGTAGCACCATTCACAAGGTCAGCAAGGACCTCGCGATCGATTTCGAGAGCAATCTGCTCCGAAAGGATGCTTGTAAGCTCGACCTCCGCATCAAGGTTGTGGTAGGCATTAAGATCTTGTCCTAATTCCGGCGTCCACTTAGCCTTGAGCTTCTTGGTCTGAGCGGTAACAGCAATGCTATCCACCTTGATGTCGATCTCAGGGATGAATTCGTTGGATTCAAGTCCCCAGGATGTAGCACCAACAACCGCACCAAGGGCAGTTGCGTTTGTAAGCTTATCCTTGAGAGGATAGCTAAACTCACCAGTAGCAATACCGGTAGCGCTGCTCTTGTCAGTATTACCAGCAGTTAAAGAACCACCAGCCATAGCTAAGACGACTCTGAGAGCCTTGTTAGTAAGAGTGGCATCAGCGGCAGCAATACGACTAGTCAAACGACGAATCTGCTTCTGAAAGTCGGCACCAGCCGCGTCAGCAACAGCATCCAACGTTGCCAAAGCTGTGTCGCTAATTACGAATGCTCCGAGATTGTCGAAGTCCATGTAATCAACACCACGTGCGTCAGCAAGATCAGCCTCATCTATATCCATAATAACAATACCAATTGAAGAATCGGTGGACGAGAGAAGATCAGCATCATAGTCGATAAGCTTTTTGTTAGCTTCAGTGACAGCACCATCAAGCAAGAATGCACCCATAACTGTGATGCTAGCCTGAGTAATATTAGCGTCGTTACTTCCGGTTGGGGACGAGTAGTTGTAACCCATGGCAGTACGAGGACCACCAAAGTCTTCGGCATAAGTGCCTCCGACAAGATCCACACCCGAAACGATTTCGCTACCAACCTGATTAGTACCATAGATCGACTTGTCGACTGTGTTACCAGTTCTGGCGGCTAGGGTTCCGGAAGCGCCAATATCAGGCGAGTACACGAAGTCCAGGAAGAAGATGAGCCCACTTGGCAGACTCATGGGCTGAACACTAACGAGATCGTTAGCAACCAGACCGGCGAAAACACGACGGACGATGGGGAATGCGACGGCTGCGAAACCTTCAACATCTCCAGCAGCCATACTGCTACTCTCGCGAAGAAGCTCCTTAGCCTGATTCTCTAAGAGTCGAGCCATGGTGCCTTTCTTACGATCATCTCCAAGACCCTCTAAGAGTCCTGTGCGCTCCCACTTTGATAACAAAGCATGACCTTCGGAGCGCATATTACGGTCAACAATACCTTCTGTCAACCTTTCAACAATACCAGACATTTTTAAATCACCTCCTTTTATATAATGATTTTTAGTTTATTTTATTCCAGCTAGTCTCTTCATCCTTTCACTGAAAGGATCAGAGCTTGTGCTCTCATTATTACTATGCCGAGAAGCACGAATTACAGATGAACTAGAACGACGATTAATTGCCTCGCTCAGCGATTGTGGTCCACGCTTGGGCGTTGACTCCGCTGTGCTTTGAAGCGTATCAAAAATTGTTCTTGCTTCCGTAACTGAACCGGCGCGTGAAATAGCTTCGACAATTCTATCTTTTTGTCGCTCATTTAAGGAGGTATTTCTCAATACACGGTTCGTGTAGAGCAAGCGAGCATTGGAAAGATTTACATCTTGTAAGCCTTCCTTCAGCTCATTAGTTGCTTGCTTATATTGTTTGTTTTGCTCTTTAAGTTGTTTATTTTCGAAAAACAACTCTTCTTGAGCTTTCTTTAAATCTTTTAATTCTTCTTCAACATCAGTTGAGCGGCGATGTGCCAGCTCTTTTTCCATTTGATGTTTCATATCTTCGTTAGAGCGTCCGGGCCAACCAGCTAAGTCGGCGCCCATGTCAACAGTAAGTTTTTCTGTGATGGCGTCTACGAGGCTGTCGAGGTCAAGACCCTCCTCATATGGCTCTTCTTCTGGATCACCAGCTTTTTCAGGATCGTCGGCGGGCATCTCTGGCTCATCTTCTTCTTTCTCTCGACTGTCGCCATCCTCAGTGACCGTAACAGTCTCAGCTTCCTCTTCTTCGCTCTCTGAAAGAAGGTTTACAAGCTCTGATTCATCGAACTCATACTCTTCCGATTCATTCAGTTCCTGCTCTAAATTGCTAATAGCTTCTTGCAATGCGTCTAGATCCACATTGAATTCTACAGACTCTCCCTGCTCTGGCAGTTTACTTAAATTTTGACCTTGCTCGTTAGACAGCCCATCAGTTGAAGCTAGGGGAATGTTCTTCGCGATCTCTTCCGGCTCTTCTTCGGGCTCGTCGCCCTCGTCGGCAGCGGGATCATCAGTAAAGATATCATCCTGCTCTAAAAGTTGATCTAGCGTCTTGCGAAATTCATCAGAATACTTCTCAACAATCGCAGCTTCTGCATTTTTTAAAGCTGTTTCGCGCAATGCTTTTGCGTCTACGATCGCTTCTTGTAATAAACTAGACATATAGTGGCTCCTAAAGAAATACTAATTCAAAATAAATAGTATTTCTATGGCGAAAAAGCAATATATTATTACTATCAGATTCCTGAAGTATCATATTCTATAACTAAAGTTACATTCACGTTGCCGGGGTTGGAGTCGGGCTCTACAGCGAAAGCAATGGAATCCCCAGCAACCCAGTGCGCGGAACCACTTGTGTTATAGACCCCCACGGCTGCAGCACCACCTTGGCTAACCACTACCTGCTCAATCTCAGTCGCAGTAGTCCAGTCGGATGCTGCGGTACCAGCGGACATTTTATGGATGCCGAAGGTGACATTTGCATTTTGAGCATTTTCCGTTCTTATGAACGCTCTTACAAGTCGACCATCGAAGGGAGCTACAATAGAATGGGTAGCGTCCGCGCTGGTGAGGTTTGCAGCGGAGCCCAGATGCATCGGAATAGCTTTTTGCTGGTCACCGGACGTGTCATACGAACAAAAGTGATTGTAGATAGATCCCGATGCTCTTAGCTTGCCGTTAACTTTTGTAACAGAAGCACCACCGGCACCAATAGTTACATCGATTTCGCCGTCTGCATTGCCGTCTTGCAGTTTAATACCGGTAGTAACTGTACCGTCATGCTCAGCGACTTTAAGCTCTAACGTACCGCCTTCTGAGCCAGCGGTCATATCAGAGATAGAGCCGACAATTGCACTATACATATGAACATTGCTGCCATCGTCTTCACTGACGAACGCTATATTACCGACAACATCGTTGTCTGCCACGCTACTACCGTTCTTGGTGAACTGCAGTGCGGGACCATTAGCATCAGCGTTTGTATTCTTGATCTCGACATTGGGCTTTTCAGAAGTTGCACTCGTAATAACCACAGAAGGTCCGTCAATCGTGACTGCGGTTGACGCATTTAGATCAATTGTGGGCGCCGTCATGTCTAAAGTTGTACCAGAGTTGATTTCAAGGTGACCATCGGCGGAGGCAACAATGTTTTCATCACCACCAGCATCGTTGAAGGAAATCTTAGCAGAAGAGCCTAAAACTAGCTCATCTCCAGACATGTCCCAATGTACGAATTTTCCAGCAGATTCGCCAAAGAACTTAAAGTCAACGCCATGATCATCAGCGCCACCAATTAACATTCCCTCTGTATTGCCGTCAGCATCCCACTGGATACCAACATGAGCTGCTGTGCCAGCTGTATAAAGGAAGGCGTCTGCGCCGCTACCTGCGGAAGCTCCAACCTTAACCTCGCCGGTAGCGGTTAAAAGACCAGCAGTAGTGGTAACAGATGCTGCGCCATTTCCGATCGTAACATCAACTTCGTTGTCGGCGCTACCATCTGTAAGAACAAGACCGTGATTTAAGCCGCCGTCGTGTGAGGCAACTGAAAGGTGCATCTTTCCGCCTTCATCGCCATCAGTATGCACCGCAACTCGTGTTCTAATACGGCCGAATAATATTTGTTCCTGTGCGGCATTATCGCCGTAGAACTCAATTACTCCTACATTGTCATCGGCGGCACCTGCAGCTCCCTTATCTTTAACGAAGCGTAAAACACCAGCATTTGCGTCATTTGTAGTGTTTTTAATCACAACTCTAGGTCTAGCAGAAGTGCTTGACTCGACGCTAACAATTGGACTATCAATAGTTGTCACAGTAGACGCATGAATCTCTGTTGTTGGCGCAGTCATATCAAGTGTTGTACCAGCGTTAACCTCTAAGTGTCCATTGGAAGAGGCAAGAATGTTTTCACCGCCGGCTGCATCGTGGAAAGAGAGCTTGGAGGATGAAGCGAGAACAAGCTCGTCACCAGACATGTCCCACTGGACATACTTTCCAGAAGTTTCTCCAAAGAACTTAAAGTCAACACCATGGTCATCAGCACCACCGATTAATGTTCCCTCTGTATTGCCGTCAGCATCCCACTGGATACCTACGTGTGCGGCAGTTCCAGCTGTGTACGCAAAGAAGTCTTGACCGGAGCCTGCGCTTGCACCTACCTTCGTAACACCACTGACTGTCAACCCTTGATTGTTTGTGGTAAGAGTTGTGCCGGGTTCATCAATGGTTTTGTCGTCTCCGTCACACGCCATGATAACGCCGGCAGTAGTAAAGGTGCTTCCCGCTGATACGTCACCGGAGCCTCCACCGGATGCGGCTTCCCAACCGGGCACGGCGCCATTTAAAGTAAGCACATGATTATCGCTACCAACAGCAATCCGAGTTAACACACCGCTGGCGCTATTATAATACATATCACCAGAAGCATCGGACCCTAAAGCAAATCCACCATTTGGTATATCTAAGTCGCCTGCAATTGTAGTAAGGGAGTCGGCGCCTGCACCAACAGTTACATCGATTTCGCCGTCTGCATTACCGTCTTGCAGCTTGAGACCAGTGGTAACTGTGCCGTCATGCTCGGCAACTTTAAATTCTAATGTGCCGCCCTCAGAGCCGGCTGTCATATCCGAGATGGAACCGACAACCGCAGCATACACATGAACATTGTCGCCATCGTCTTCGCTAACAAACGCTATATTTCCAACGACATCGTTATCTGCCACGTTGGCGCCGTTTTTAGTGAACTGTAGTGCGGGTCCGTTGGCATCAGCATTTGTATTTTTAATCTCAACATTAGGCTTCTCAGAGGTTGCACTGGAAAT